AGTTGAGAGAGTTTATTGCGCGGCAAGTTGCCGTACTTGTTGAGCTTAATGTCTTTCGGATTAAGCAGCGCCTGACCATTCAGCTTATGCGCGCCGCCGAACTCAAAGGGTTCGAGATAACCCGCAGCAATATCTCGTACAAAAACTTTCGCACTCAGGTTATCTCGCCTGGCTCCAGCAGAGCCGACCGAATTAACCGTAAATGGTGTTGGGTTCTCAAGCTTGCGCTGAAAGGCAGTTTTCTCTGCATTTGCTATCTGACGGACAACGCTGGTCAGCGCCTGTGCGGTAGCAAACGGGATTTGCTTTCGAATGGACTGGAGTTGGGCTGAAAGATCCTTTATATCGGCCATATTTTCTCCAATAAAAAACCCGCCGGAGCGGGTTGGTTTATTAATTAGTAGTCTACATCTGGTTGGCGACGAAAAATTCGCTCAGTAGTTCAAATCTCTCAGCCGCTTCACTTGTCCTTAGGCTTAAGAAGCCTGGTTCAATTTTGCCACTGTACTTTCGGTTGATATACGCGATGACGTCATCAGCCGTTATAGCATTAGGCTCATTCACTTTTAGGACCTTAAACACTGCCCTGTGAAATCTTGTCTCATCAAGTGGGTGCGATGTATGCCATGTGTCTACATTTAACCACCCATCCAGAGCTTCTAGATTCTTACTCATTTTTTTTCCTTTTGGCTACTTTCCTTAAAAATATGGCGTTCATCCAAAGGAATTTCAAGTCATTATCTAGCCCACTCTTAAATGGGCTATGGAATGGCTTACAGGTACTTTTTCGCCAGCTCTTTGAGTTCGTCCTTTGCAGCTTCACCCAACTGAGCGACACCGCTTTCAACGAAGCTCAGTGCTGCTTCGAAGTCCGCAACGCCTGCTTTCACTTCTTTATCTACTGCCGGGATGATGGTTGCGCTGACTGCTGCGCCGGGAGCGGCTACTGGCTCTACTGTACCTGGGTCTTGATCTAGTAATGGTTCGGACATGGTTACTACCTCTGGTGTTTTGATGTCGGCGACTGCCGGTTTAAAATAGATGCTTTTCAGCCATGCGAGAAAGCGCTTAATCATTTCTGTCTGGCCTCTTCAATTTGACGAATCCCTGCGAGCTGACTATTACCCTGGTCAATCAAGGTGAGCAGCGGATCAATCCAAAACACTGCCTGACAGTAAGTTATTCGGCGGGAGGTAGTGGCACTAACAGCGGCTCCAATAGGCTGGCCGGTATCGGAGTGCATTGCGCTGGCGCGTAAACGGTTCGCGTAGTCGTACAGGCTGTCAGCAATGCCAGCAGGGATAGGCAGAGCACAAGTCGGCTCGCTTTTGAGAATCGTTCGATATTCAATTTCACGCTCCTGACTCTTTCCCGTTTTCTGTACGGCGTATTGCTCCGCAGCGCGGGCTATCTGGTTTGACCGCTGGAAGTTAAACGCCTGCGTGGCCACTGTCTGAGCCTGCAAGGCATTATCGCTTTGCAGTTGGTCGACCTTGGCATTCGCCTCTACAAAAGCGCCATAAAAATGAAACGCCAGCGCCAGCAGTAGGCCAATCAGCGCTAAGATAATCAACGTTGCTATCACGGCCACCTTGTTAAGCATCAAGCCCCCAGCATGTCAGCTCGCTCTCTTGGTCGCGGCGTACCACCTGACCAAAGCAATTATTGGACCGGACGTTGCAGTCTTTGCCACCGTCGTGAACCCAACTCTTGATCGCAGTGCACGCCCCATGCCAGTCACCAGCGTTCAACTTGCTATAGAACGTGGACGGGAAGCAGTTGCCGGGGCCGATGTTGTACGGGCAGAAGGAAGCAATTCCGGCTATTTGCGGAGGTGTCAGCGGCACGCGGACATTCTTCTTAACCCACGCAATTGCTGCTTCCTGCTCAACCTGGTTCACCTGGCCGCATTTCTGCGCGGTAAGGTGCATGCCTTTTGTAACTGGCTTGCCGTCAACACGCGTGGCGCCGCGGCAGATTGTCCAGATGCCTTTGCCGTCTGCATAGGCCACCAGCCGATTACCTTCTTTTTCGTCAAGAAACTGGCCGAGGATCGCGGAGGCGCTAGCACCAGAGATGATGAGAGCGATAACAGCCTTACTGAGCTTGCTTTTCATTCCCGGTGAAATAGCCATTACTCGTCACCCTTCGCCTTAAAGAAGCCTCGCTTCTCTGGCGGGCGACTGACAATCCCCGCCTCTAATCCCCGTTCGTAAGCCCGCGTTCTGCGCCAGTCAAAGTAAGCGCCAGTGATGTATGTCGCGATACCAATCACGAAGCCGCCAACGATAGCGATCTGGTTCCAATCAAGATGCCGGAGCCAGTCGCTAAAGCTACCTGCGCAGATAAGCCCAGCAGATGTGCAGTAGGACAAACCCGATGCAATTTTTTCTGGAATCATTCTCATAGTCCCGCCCTCCGATGTTCCGGTTAGGTGCGTAGTTATTGGGAAATAAAAAAGGCCCACCGAAGTGAGCCTTAAAATGATTTAATTTTTTTTACAAAACAGAAATTAATTAACTACTCTTATGTTGTAGTACTGATGTTGGCTAAGTTAGCTACCTCACTTCCTGATCACTCGGGTGTGAGGTTTTTTTTAACCAATGAATATTAAAAAGACTGCCTTCTGGCTGCCTTAAAATGCGTTCACTTTCTAACTGCGAAATTTTCATAGTGCAATTAAACCGTGATGATTTCATAACTGATAGCAGAATCAAAAAAGCCCCAACATACAAAATGAAAATGTCGAGGCTAGAAATGGGTGCCGGTCTTTCCCGGCTGTCACTTCACACCGAAGGGCACACTCAGAATCTCTGTGAAGGGACCGATAGTGCGTATCAAATCTAAGTGCACCCTTCTGGTGTGCTTTCCGGTCACTCCGGGTTATCCCTTCTTCGCAGACTGAAAAGCATTATTTGGAGCGGTCAGCGGGAATCGAACCCGCATCATCAGCTTGGAAGGCTGAGGTAATAGCCATTATACGATGACCGCGATATATGGGCCGCCACCGAGGCCTCGAACCTCGCACCTACAACAACAATTGATATCGACTCTATCCGGCTGAGCTAGCGGCGGTTTGGTGGCCCTTGCTGGGCTTGAACCAGCGACCGAGCGATTATGAGTCGCGCGCTCTAACCAACTGAGCTAAAGGGCCTAAGGGGCGAATAAACCATCCCAGCAAAACCAACCATACAACGTACACACCTTAACTTTACATACGGGATTTACCGTATTTAAATATTCACGACAGCGGCACCATTATGTTCGCCCAGCTAGAAACAAATAACCCCGCCGAAGCGAGGTCTTATGTGTTTTCGTGTGGGTCATCTACAGAAATGCCCATGATTTAGAGAAATTACGCCAAGTTCGGACAAAATGCAACACTTATATTCGAATTGGCTAATAAGATCCCCGATCACACTATCTTCTGGTGATTCTCTGGAACACTGCGTCAGCGTGGTTCTCTTCCCTCTCGCATTTGACCACCAGCAGCTCATAGAGTGATCTCCAGTTACGATTCCATGTTCTCTCATGCAGCTCTGGCAACAGCGCCACGATGGCTTTGTAGGCAGTTGTGCCCGGCGTCCGTTTGAATCCTCTCCCCGTGCAGCGCTCACAGGTTTTATCTACTGGCACGCCGAGACGATTCGATTTAACCAGGTCACGAACTCGGCCGGTACCATTGCAGCGGCAGCGTTGCGAAACCAATCGTTTACCGTTGCAGGTCAGACACAACTCTTTGACTGTCTGGGTTTCTGTAACCTCGGGGATCTTCACTTCTCCATCAGCACCAATGTAACCGGCATATTTCACAACCTCGCGTTCCACTGTGTTGAAACCTGCTCCGTTGCAATCTGTGCAGGTGCTGCTGCTTCCCGCTGACTGGCAATATTCCGCATAGGCCATCTTGGCGAGAACAATCATACACTGCGCCATCCGGCGGCCAGCGACTTTACCAACATGCTTGCCTGCCTTCTGCATTGCGTATGCAGCGAGGCGCTCTACCGTGCGCTTTGCGTCCTCTGTGCTGATACCATTTTTCCCGAGGAAAGCACCCATGCCGAAAGCCGCCTGAGATTCCGCCATCCCCATGCAGGCAGCAAGGTCAGGACCGCTTAATGAATCGGACGCCGTAGCTGGAGGGACGTTAGTGATCATCTGGCTTTTAGGGTTGAACTGTTTAAGTGCGTTTTCGAGTTTCATCAGGCAGCAATCCTCTTGGTGAAAACCAATTCTCTGACCTGGTCACCATTCATCAGAAAGTCGTTAAAATCATTACTGTCAGGCCACCGGATACTCA